CTCTCCACCTTATAAAGGGGCTCTTAGTTTTTGTTTTTTCCATAATTGGTGTTAATAAGAAAAGGGCCCCATTTCTGGAGCCCTTAATTAAAATTAATGCTAGTTAAAGCTGTTTTACAAGTTCTAGAACCTCCAAAACCTGTGCTTTGTTTCGAGGCATAAAGAGAACGTACTGGTGTCCCTCATCTTTGAGGTGCCGTTTAAATAACTTCCATCTTAGAGGAAATGACTCGTTGGCGTAACCTTTAGTCTCTATGATCCATTTGCCGTGAGGGTCTACAAAATCAGGTGTATAAGTAATAGCTCTTACTTTAGAGCCCTTATTATACAACTTCTTTGATGTGCCTTCATAACAAGTTAATGGATACACAAGCGGTTCAAATATAGTAAATGTGTGTTTCTCGTATTCCACTTCTATCCCTTCATCGTCCAATGCTTTATACATTGACCTTTCTAGGAAAGATTGGAACTCGATACCTTTATAGGTATTCTTCTTGGCGTTCTTAACCTTAGAGGTTGACTTTCGTTTATAGCTCATAATTTACAATATTAGTTTGTAAATTACCTTCATATCCTCTTGTCTTGCTCCAGATATGCACCTGTCCCACACGCATTGTACCTATGTACCCTTTGTTTTTATGCCATTCATCGTTCCCACAAATAGAAGGTATAAACCTAACTTTTGTCCCCATAAACTCATTGAGCATCTCCTTATGGAAATGTCCTAGATGAGCCTCTCGGAACTTAGTCTGACTCCACATGATTGGCTGTTCTGTTGCCATCAATAGGGGTATCTTATCTCCTTTTACCTTATCCCCATGGAAGAACAGTATCATATTTACCCCATACTGGTAATATTTACGTTCTTCAAGGCTATTGTCTACTGTTACGTTTGGATTACCTTCGAACCTAGCTTGTAGGAGGTCTCCGATATAGAACATACGTTCATAATCGTGGTTACCTTGTATAACTACAACATCTACCGGTGCGAATTGTGATAAATAAACAATTGCCGTATCCATTAATTTCCAATATCCTCTAAAAGATTCTCTCCATCCCATATAATCCGTTTGGGGAGTTCCTGCAGTGGTAGCCATAGAGTATCCCTCAGAATTAAGACCGTCATTCCCAATAGGTAAGATAATTCTCTCCACATTCAGGTTAGAAACCTTACTGTAGAGGTCTATTACCGCCTTCATGAAATGTTCTTCTATTTTTCTTGGTCCTTCTCCTGTTACTTTACCGTAATGAATATCTGGTAGAGAAATTTCAACAACAGTTGGGTCATTGTGTTTCTCGTACTTGTATTGCTTTACTTGAGGGGATTCCTGGATTACCAGGTCTAGAAATTCTTGTTTAATGTCTCGGAATTGGTGCCATTGATTCATGGTTACTACCGAATACCTCTGCTCTCCACTTGCACTTTGCCAGAACTTTACAGATTTAACGTCGTCCATTGTCAACCCGTTAGAGTTTAAATGATCTTGGAATTCTTCTGATGAAGTGTCTGGGGCAGTTAGCTCTTCTCGTAGCTCAGCCTTAACTGCTTTAACTATTTCTACTGATACTTTGAATTTCTCTGCTAGATATGTAGCACCCTTCTTAAGATAACCTTGGTTACTTCTTAACTTTTCATTCAAGTCTTCTCTGCTCATCGATAATTTGTTTAAGTATAAGCCTGTTTTCATTTCTTACGAGATCAGATGGGTCTTTAGACTCATATTTACTCGGTATACAAATGTTTACTAGATTATACTCTTTACAAATTCTGTGAGCCATCATCTGCCCAGGGTTTGTTTCTTTACTGAAGTCATTGTCGTATAAGACAAGTACCTCTTTAAACCTTCCCTTTAACTGGGCTATAAGATTTTCAGAAGGCATCTGCATTTCTGATTGCAAAGCCACTGACACGTAACCTATTGATAGTAAGGTCATTATATCTTTTAGCGAAGATGTTAGTAGAACTACGTCACCTGTTTTTGGTAACTGGTTCCATCCTTGTATGTCTTTGGCGGATACATTGCTAGACCACTTCCCTTCTTTTGAGAAAGGGGAGTAGATTTTGAATCTATTTCCAAAAGGATACGAGTAAGTAATTGAGTCACAGTTAAATCTAAGAGTATTAATCCAATAATGACTTATTGGTTCAACACCAAATCTAACCAAAATTTCTTTACTTACATAGAATTGTCTCCAAAAGTTTGCGTCTTCTTGATTCCATTTTCGTGATTTCTTGCTTATAATGGTAACTTTCTCGCTTAAATCTTGCCTTTCGTGCTTAATACCAACTCTATTTGTTGTTAAAGCGTCATGTTTGAAATTAGAGAGATTTAGACCAAAATCGGAATCAATCAGTTTTAAAGTGGTAACCCAATCACATTGATGTTTGTGTTGAACGTACCCAAAGCAATGAAAAGAGTGATCAGGGTGGCCGTGGTCTTTATACCACAGCCTTCCTTTCCATACATATATAACAGCTGTTGGAGATTTGTCATCTCTCAACTCGCTCTTAAACCGGACTCCAATCTCTTTGAACCCGGATATATAGTGCCTAAAGATGTCATACTCAGAGATTTTCTCGAGTATAACATCTGAATGCAAATGATCATCACTACTTCTCGCCTTAATCATTTAGAATGGCGAAACCTCTTCTTTAGATCCTGTTAAAGGTGCATCAGGCATAGCCCAATCTGCGTTCTCATCAGCCTTAGCTGGTGCATCTGCTGCTAGCAAGTTAATTGTAGGCTTGTGCTCTCCCCATGATAGGTCAGCATTAAAGTCTGCATTGAACGAACCGTAGTCATCGTTAAGATTTCTGATAAAGAAGTCATCACGTTGAGGCTTAACTCTACCAAAGTGCTTAGTATACACTGATTGGTATTTGTCATCCTTAACACCTATTAGAACTCTAACTTCATTAGAACCTAATACACTTACAAGAGCTTGAATCTCTGATACATCTCCTGCAGCTATCTTCTTGTTAGTCTCAAACGATACTTCATCGCCGTTGGCAACGTTAGCCCACGCCTTAGTAAAGTTAATAAGAGTCTCCTCTCCTACGAAAGCATGGTGCTCTCCTTCGTTCTTCCACCAGTCATACGACGGTGCAGCTTCAGACCAAGTAGATTGTCCAATGTTGTTGATCCATTGGTTCTTCCCTGATTGAGATATTCTAGCCTTAGGCTGAACTAATATCTCCATCTTAACTGTAGCTTCTCCATTACCTAACCAGAATACAACCTTGTTGTAGTCTTCGTTATTAAATGATACAGAATAGTTAGGCTCCTGTTTTACCTTGATTTCCATAGCGTGTAACTCCTTCATTGTAGGGTTTACTGCTACTACTTTCATGTTAGTTAGTCCAGAGTATAATTTAATACCTGATCCTACTACTTCTTCTGCGCTTGAATTGCTTTTAATTGCCATCTTGTTTTTTTTTTAAGATTGTGTATCAAATCCTGTTGAATATTCTTCTGACTCTGCTCGCATACGGTCTTCAATTTCTTGCTCCATAGCCATTGTTTGCTCGTCATTATACTTCTCTATCTCTACCTCGTCAATAACTTCTTCTAAGTCAGTCTGACTTACAGGTGTTATATTAGGAGTTGTGTTAGAGTCGTCTACGAAAGTGAAAGACATCTTTCTCTTTCTACTAGCCTTCTTACCTTTCAATACCGGGTGCTTAAACATCTCTGTTAGCTCCCAAGCTTCTAGGTCATACTTAGCTTTAATCCCTGGACGGTCAATTCCGTTGTCTAGGTCTGCTAAGATCATTGTTGTTGTAATAGTCTGCGGAGTCTTCATAGTCTCAACGCTGGTCTCTACTGCTTGAACTGTTTCAATCATGGTGTAAAAATTAAATGGTTAATCGATAAATATTTTCCCCCAATCTAGGGGCATTGTTTGGCCTTTCAGGTGATCGCATCTACTTCCTGCAGCTATATCACCCATAGAATCAAAAGAGATCATTGTAATGTCGTCTTCTCTATAGATGTATCCTACTGCATCAGCATCAGCACACGTAATATTCTTAATCTTTCCAGTAAGGTCTAGATCCTTCACGGCTACCTCCTTACCTTTCTTTTCTAACATCTTATCCTTTAAGTGTCCTACTAAGATTATGTGGTCAGCAAGTGTGTTTAACCGTTCTAACCATCTTTTGTATGCCATTCTTAAGTATAAGTATCCTCCACCATTTGGTAGTGATAGTACAGACGCTCCTGGATTCTTTTGTTCAAAGGTTTTACCCATTGGAGTCATCATATAGATCTGCTTAGCTTCCTCTTCACACCATTCCTCTAACTTAGAGATAGTATCAATCGCTACATACTTATAAGGTTTACCCTCTGCATGTATAGCCTTACCTATAGCGGATAGCTCTGTGAGATTATGAGCTTTCACCTTTAACGCCTCTAGCATATCAGATCCGTCTTCTAAATCTATTATAAGACAGTTATCTAAATCAGCTAGCGCTGAGGTCTTACCTATCTTAGGTGCCCCGTATATCACTAGGTTTTTCGGTGCCTTTCTCAAGGCCGGGGTCTTTTTAGTTGGTAGTTTCATTCTTTTTTACTTTAGATTTTCTTTTCTTTTTGTAAGTACGTTTAGGCTTGCTTTTATTTTGTACTTTATCTTTAAGTACCTCTGTACTACGTTTAAGGTCATACCTTTTTTGATTGATTCTAAGATAATCGTTCTTACTAGTCTTCCTTGCATGATTTCGCTCTTTGAGTACGGTTATTACTAGCGCTGCGATAAGGAATATCATCACCGCGAAAAATACTAATGCTTCTTCTCTTTCCATAATTTAGATTTTACCACTGACTGTACCGCCAGGCTTTTTAATAATTCCTCCGAGACCTTTATTTTCTCGGATCCCTTTCATGTATTGGTCACAGCATATAGCCTCATCTGAGACTACCTTGCCGTCCTCTACTTTGATAGTATGCGTAGACAGTTCTAACTTCTCGCCACATGTTTCACATTCAAACTTTGCCATCTTTCTTTTTTATTCTGATTCTCACTTCTTTAAGGTCGCAGTCCTCTATCATCATACTGAAGTGTGTTAGAACTTCAAATACAGATTCATCTCTGAACTTAATAGAAGACGGCTGACCACTCACCTTCTTGGTGGCCATGTCTGTCAATGTTCCTTGATACATAACTTTTTATTAATGTTTAGTTAACATGCTTTGAGTGCTCTTGCTATATATTGCACCTATGAATAAATTCACAAAATTAGTATACGCACTGTTAATGACTGCAGTGTACGTTATAGCCCTCTTAAACTAATTCTTTTAGAGTGATAATAAAGTTCCTTAGTTTTCCTAGGTTTTTAACCTTGAAATCTTCTCCTACTATTACGTAGAAATCTTCAGCCTCTGTGTCCATAGACAATAAATCTATACCATTGATAGTTCTTGAATAGAATATGTACCCTGGCTCACCAAAGTCTACATCTTGATACACCTCATGAAATCCTAACTCTATTAGAGCTCTTGGGGTTATAGTAACGTCAGCGATGTCGTCTAAAATCGCTTTCTTTGATTCTTTGTTGTACCAAGCGTCATCCTCTTTAATTTGAGTAGCTGCTTCAGCTCTCTCACTCATAAGAATATCTACCTTATTATCTAAGGAGTCAAGGCGTGTACCTTCGAATTTAATTATTTTCAATAGTACATCTCTACTAGCACTTCCAGTCTTTAGAGCGTCCCTTAGACCTTCTATGCTTTCGAATACTACTTCGTTAAACTCTTCTTGGTCTGTCTTTTTCATCTTTTGTAATGTTTAATGTAATAGTTTAACGCTTCAGTTACTTCTTTCTCTACCCTTCTCTTTTCAGCCTTCTTAACTTTACGCGGTAAATCGTAATAGTTTGGGCTAATGTCTAGGATAAGGTCTGTTTTTATATACATTTTAGCCATTTTCTGTTACAGTTCGTTTAAGTTCTTTAACCTTACCCATACCTCGTTGGTATCCATCTTCTAAGTCTACGGCAGATTCACCGCATTTACAGTAGTCCATGTGATGAGTTCTAATGCTGTCAGATAGCTGTATGTCTTTGCAGATTTCACACTGCCACTCAAGTATTACTCTCATATCGTTTAGTTTAAATGATTCTTATTGTTTGCAGAAAGCCTCAATATGTTTCAAATATGACTCATATTGTTTAGTCTGCTAAACACTTTCGTGTGGTTATTGTTTACTCTGCCACACAATATTACTCTTGTTTTAGTTCTTTTATTCTTTTGTTTAACCTAATATACATAAGTGTACCATCCGTACCTGTTGGTATTCCAACTTGAAGATTCTTCAACTCCTCGATAACTCTTTGGTTAATAAACTCTTTAAGGCTATCATAACCAACTTTAACTGACTGACTCCCTCGGAATCCATTCTCTTCAATAAACTTATCTAATGCTTTCATCTCTCTTGTTTTAGTTTAGTTTTGCGTTTAGCTCCTTGTTACCATTAATACTCACCACTTAGGTATTCAATAACTTGTCAAGTATTATGTTTCGTTTACAGTTGTTAACTTATAGGTTTACTATTCTCAATTATTGTAAACCTAATCGTTTACTTTT